GCTCAAGGCGGTAGATCTTTATATGAAAAAACCTGAAGGGGAGCGCAATCCTTGCATGTTTGTGCTAGACTCTTTGGGGATGCTTTCTACAAGTAAAGAGATTAATGATGCTCTGAACGATAAAGAAGTTCGGGACATGACCAAATCACAACTGATTAAAGGTGCATTCCGTATGCTTACCTTGAAACTTGGTCAAGCAAATATTCCAATGATAGTTACTAATCACACTTATGATGTTATCGGATCTTACGTACCAACTAAGGAAATGGGCGGCGGCAGCGGACTCAAGTACGCAGCATCTTCGATCATTTATCTCAGCAAGAAAAAAGAAAAGGATGGAACGGAAGTGGTCGGAAATATTATCAAGGCTAAGACTGCTAAATCGCGTTTAAGTAAGGAAAATCAGCAAGTAGATGTTCGTCTTTACTATGATGAGCGGGGTCTTGATCGATATTATGGTCTTCTAGAACTTGGTGAGATTGGTGGACTCTGGAAGAATGTAGCAGGACGCTATGAGATTGAGGGTAAAAAAATCTATGCAAAACAAATTCTTGCAAATCCAGAAGAGTATTTTACTGAGGAAGTAATGCAAAAACTTGATGAAATTGCTAAACAAGAGTTTAGTTATGGGTGAATGCATCAAAGTCATCAAAACTAACATTAATGTTTCTAAAGTAATTGAGCAACTTAAAAAATATCCTCAAGACTGGGACCACCAAAAACATATTGAAGATGTTCAGTCACTAGTTGATCGTGGATTTGATGACCTACCCATAAGTTCTCTTCAGATGATTATTGGTGGTGTAAAAAACAAAGAGGACTTTGTTGGTGATACAGATATTTGTATCAAAACTCCAGCATATCAGCATCATAGTGAGATTAGGAAAATTCTAAAAAAAGAATTTAATGGCAAAGAAATACATCGATGTGGATTTCTTTCTCTCCCAGTTGATGAAATAGTTGGTGCTCATATTGACGAAGGAACTTATTACTTAAAACGAGATCGTTATCATTTATCAATATCTGGTAGATATCAATATTTTGTTGGTAATGAAACTGTCATAGTTGAACCAGGAACACTTTTCTGGTTTAATAATAAATTACCTCATGGAACAGTCAATATTGCAGATGAAGTTAGAATCACATTTGTATTTGATATCCCACATTCTACGGACAACCCACAGCATAAAATAAATGATGGATAAAGTTGAATTTTTAATTTTGCGAAATCTTCTTCATAATGAAGAATACGTGCGTAAGGTTATTCCTTTTATTAAAGCAGAATATTTTGAGGATGCAAATCAAAAAATTGTATTTCAAGAAATTTTAAGTTTTGTTCAAGAATATAATCAACCAACAACAAAAGAAGTTCTATGCATTGAAGTAGAAAAACGCAAAGATGTCAATGAAGATTCTTTTAAGCAACTTATTCATCTAATTGAATGCCTTGATGATGTTCCTGTAGAGTTTGGTTGGTTAGTTGATACTACTGAAAAGTGGTGTCGAGATCGTGCCATTTACCTAGCACTTATGGAGTCAATTCATATTGCTGATGGTGAGGATGAGAAAAAGAATCGTGACAGTATTCCTAGTATTCTATCGGATGCCCTATCAGTATCTTTTGATACTCATATTGGTCATGACTATCTGCTAGACTATGAGCAACGTTATGAGTCCTATCATAGAAAGGAAGAGAAAATTGAATTTGACTTGGAATATTTCAACAAAATCACGAAAGGTGGTTTACCTAATAAGACTCTCAATATTGCTCTTGCTGGAACGGGTGTTGGGAAATCGTTGTTCATGTGTCATGTGGCTAGTTCCGTCTTGCTTCAGGGTAGGAACGTCCTCTATATCACTCTTGAGATGGCGGAGGAACGAATTGCTGAAAGAATTGACGCAAACCTCCTGAATGTTCCTATTCAGGATATTGGAGATCTTCCAAAATCAATGTTTGAAAGTAAGGTTAATAGTCTTGCAAAGAAGACTCAGGGTTCTCTTATAATTAAGGAATACCCAACAGCATCTGCTCATGCGGGACATTTCAAATCACTTCTTAGCGAACTTGCACTTAAGAAGTCATTTAGGCCTGATATTATTTTCATTGATTACCTTAATATTTGTTCTTCCTCTAGGTTCAGGGGAGGTAGCAATGTCAATTCTTATACATTGGTTAAAGCAATTGCAGAGGAACTTCGCGGTTTGGCAGTGGAATTCAATGTTCCCATTGTCTCTGCTACCCAGACTACCCGCAGTGGTTATGGCAGTTCTGATGTTGAACTTACTGATACTAGTGAGTCCTTTGGTCTCCCTGCTACTGCTGACCTTATGTTTGCCCTTATTAGCACTGAAGAGTTGGAAGAGTTGGGACAGATTCTTGTAAAACAACTTAAGAATCGATATAATGACCCAACAATTCATAAGCGTTTTGTTGTTGGAATTGACCGTGCCAAAATGAGACTTTATGATTGTGAACAGTCTGCTCAAAATGATATTCTTGACAATGGTAAGGAAGAAGAGTATGATTATCATGAAGAGAACAAACCTAAAAAAACATTTGAAGGATTTAAATTCTAATATGACACAAGTTATTGATACAAACAAATATATTGAATTCGTTCGTCAAACCACAAGTCCTGCAAGTACTGATTATGCACAACTACTTGCTCGTATGACTGAACTTGAAGCAACTCATGATGCTGATGTTCCTCGTCTTTTGACTGCTGCTCTTGGTATGAGTGCAGAAGCGGGTGAGTTTACTGAAGTTGTGAAAAAGATTTTTCTGCAAGGCAAACCTTATAATGAAGAGAATGTCTTTCATATGAAGCGAGAACTTGGTGATTTGTGTTGGTATCTTGCTCAAGCGTGTATGGCACTTGATACTAACTTTGAAGAAGTTCTACATATGAATTATGAGAAGTTGAGTGCTCGTTATCCTGAAGGTTCTTTTGATGTTTATCGTTCTGAAAATCGTGTGGAGGGGGACCTTTGACTGAAACCCAAATTAACAATCTCCGTCTTCTCATTCAAAATGAGATTGACTATGCATTAATTGATAATGATGATGGTGAATATATTCATTCTCCTAAGGAGTGTTTGGAACAAAATTGGAAAGAATTTATTGAGAGGTTCGCTGAATGACTAAAGAGACTGGAGTAAGTATTGTAATTGATGTTCGTACTGCAGCTGCAGTTCGCCAAGTTCTATTTGATGCACAGAAGGGATATACTTATGATAAAGTCAGTATTCCTCCTCGTGTTGCAGATATTCGTTTGGCGATTGTGCAACTTGATAAAGAGATTGAAAAACACACTCTTTGATTTGAACCTCCCTCGGGAGGTTTTTTTTTTATAAATAACTAAAAAGTATTTGTAAAAAATGGACAGCAAAGAACTACGCGGTTTGATGGAAGCATATTCTGAAGTTTATGCTCCACAACAGATTGATGAAGTGCTAGACACTCCAGAAAAGGCAAACGAATATGCCGGAAAAAATGTTAAGTCTATGGTTGGTGCTTTTGCTAAAGGTGTCGTGAATAAGGATATTAGTCAACTGAAAACCATAGAAAAAAGAAAAAGAGGAGCAGAACTGGCAAAAAGAAAGGCAGAAAGAAAGGTAGCAGAGGAACAGAATGAAGAGGTAGAACAGATTGACGAAATCTCTGCCGGTCTTGCTGGCAAAGTTGTTAATGCAAGAATTGCTGCAACTGGTGCTGCAATTGATAGAGAAAATAAATATCATACTCCTCAAAATGTAAGAGACACTGTTGCTGCTGCAGATAAAGAAGCAAAAGCAAGAAAACTTGCTGCTGGAGTAAGATCACGAAGAACAAAGCAGAATGAAGAGTTTGATATCTTTGATATTGTTCTTGAGTTCCTCCAAGTAGAAGGATACGCAGAAACTCTGGAAGAAGCAGAGTGGATTATGGCAAATGAACTAGATTCTGAAGATATTGAAGAAATTTTGGAAGCAGAAGGTTCCTATGGTAAAACTCCAAAAGCATCTGCAGCATATAGCGCCCTAGTTAGAAAGAGAACTAATAAACCTGCATCTGAGTATTCTAAAAAAGGAGAAAAAACCAAAAAAGTGAAGTCTGCTGAGAAGCATATGTGGAGATCTCTTAGAGGTGGACCTCATCATGGAAGAGGTAAAATGACTGCTGATGATAGAACAGAAAGAAGGTCTGAACGTGCCTTCGATTTGGAGACTTCATATGGATCTGGATCAGTAACCAAGAACCCCAAGAAACTCCGTAAGCAAAAGGCAATGGGTGAGCACGACTGATAAATAAGTCAGAAGGTTGATTTGACCCCTTGACTTTTTAGTCGAGGGGTTTTATAATATCTAAATCGGGGAATTAGCACAGTTGGTAGTGCGCCTGCTTTGCAAGCAGGAAGTCAGGAGTTCGAGTCTCCTATTCTCCATTCTAAATACTTAAAAAAGTATTACTGATATGGCTTCTGGTGTAAAGGAAGGAAGTATAATGGAGGGTATTTTAGCAATTTATATTGCTATGATACTTGCAGATCCAAACGATGGTAATAATATTAATGAATTAAAGGGTAATATTGATAAATTTAGAAAGCAAACTGTTCTTAAAGAAGGATTAAACCCGAGAATAGGTATAAAAAAAGAATTTCCTAAAGATGATGATTTGGGATATGATATTGCTGTTGGTGATCCTAAAGTCAATCCTAATATGAAACAAGGGCAACCATATATCATACAACAAAGGGAAGGAAAACCTGCGGATTTTATTCAAGTTGCTTTGGAAGTTTATTTAAAACCTGCAGAAGTTTATCCTGGATTTGGTGACGAATATGATAAGTATGCCGAGCAAAAGAAAGATTATGGTAAGTTGGCGAAAAAAATTGATACTATGATTGCATCTAAAAAATCAATTTTGTTTAGAAAGATTATACAGGCAAAAAGGAGATTTTTGCTGAATAAAAATATAGATGTAGTTAGATATGAAGTTCTTGCTGATGGTGTGACTGGGGAACAGGCAGATGGAAATATTAAAGCGGATATTATGGTAAAGATAATTGCCAATGGTAGGGAACTTGTGAGGGATCAAATTAATATTTCTGTTAAAAGTGATTCTACTACAGTACAAAATGCTGGTATTATAAAAGGACTTCAATCAATGTATGATGTGATAGGACCTCCAAAATCTAAATCATCTATGGCTAAAAAGTTAATGGAAGATATTGCTAAGGCAAAAGGGGAAGCAAAACTTCAATATGTTTCTGCTATGTTTGATTTGCTTGGGGAAAATTTATCCAATGCATCTGGATCTGATTTTACCAATAGAGCATTTAATTTTTTAGAGGAGGCAATATTTGGTGATGATATGGCTCAAGTTATAGATTTGACATCATCAGGTGGAAAAGTGAAGGAGATAGAACCTGGACAATTTAAAGCGTATAGAAAATATGGTAATGCTGGGAAACCAGTAAAACTAAAAGCACAGAAAAGTGCCTCTGATATAAGAATTCTTCCTGAAGGAGAAAAAGCAACTAATTTTTTATTCAAGTTTAGATTTAAAAGAAGAAATTATAAAGATGGATCTGGCCAGTATGTTGAAAAGATTATGATTGAAACTGGTAAGTTGGCATATTCCAAGAAATAATAAATAAAGGTATATAAAGAAACAATATGAAGAGTTTTTCTAGATTTTTATCAGAGGCAACACAGTCGCAAGCAGCAATGCAGGCGAAGAAACTTGGATATACCGGAGATGGTCACGGCGGTTGGTTAGATCGCTCTGGCAAACTTGTTGCGAGAACTGATAAAGGAAAACTTAAGTATATTGATGGTCGTCAAGCAAAGGGACCAGAAGAACCCTCTGCAGGAAGACAGCAAGCACCTGCCGCCGCCCCACAACCCCAAGCAGCAGCACCAGCACCTGCTCCTCAAGCACCAAGAGGGGCAGCAGCTGCTCCAGAAGATACGGCAGCAGAAGATGGCGATACTCTAACAATAGTGTTTGGTAGATTTAATCCACCAACAGTAGGACACGAAAAACTCTTAAAGTCTGCAAAGAGAATTTCTGCCGGCGGTAATATTAAAATTTATCCATCAAGAACTCAAGACCCCAAAAAGAATCCTTTGGATCCAAATACCAAAGTTTCTTATATGAGAAAGATGTTCCCTGAATTTGAGGAAACGATTATTAATGACCCTGATATGAGGTCTATCTTTGATGTTCTCGTGAATGCGGATAAAGATGGGTATTCAAGTGTCAATATTGTAGTTGGATCTGATAGACAATCTGAGTTTGAGAATCTTGCACAAAAGTATAATGACGATCTCTATCAGTTTGATTTGATTCGCGTAGTATCTGCTGGAGTTCGTGATGCTGATGCAGAAGGTATTGAGGGAATGTCTGCATCTAAGATGAGAAAGGCAGTATTGGATAATGACTTCGAATCCTTTAGAAAAGGAACTCCAAAGTCTTTAGATGATGGAGAAACTCAAGCACTCTTTGATGCTGTTCGTCAAGGAATGGGCACAAAGAAATCTAAAGTAAAAAAAGAAAGTTATAGCCTCTGGGAGATTGCTCCAAAGTATGACCAAAAGACTCTTCGTGAAAATTATATCAAAGGAAGAGTTTTTAAGATTGGTGATATTGTAGAAAATTTAAATACTGGATTGGTTGGAAAAATTATGCGTAGAGGAACAAATCATTTAATTTGTTTAACCTCTGAGGGGAGAATGTTTAAATCTTGGATTAAAGATGTGATGGAATATACTGAAGTTAAGATGGATAGGAAATATAGATTACCAGGAAAACCAAATACATTACTTGGAACTACTGGATATTTAAAATATGCAGTACAACAAACTCCAGGATCCACTCTAGGAAAAGAAAACCTCCAAAAAGGTGGTAGAGCGTTCTTGAATTTCATAAATAAGTATAAGGAAAAGAAAGTAAGTACTTATTAAGATGTCAATGAATCCTCTTAACGATATTTCCAAAATTTATTTGGAACAGGTTTCAGAGTCTGTAGTTCCAGGAAAACCTGCAGAGAAACTTGGTGCTGTAACTGCTATTCCTCAGGATGAGCGTGAATCAGCAAGAAAAAGAACACTCGAAAAAGCAGCAGCAATTCGAGCAAAGAAAGGTATTAAAACTGAAGCACTTGATCCCGTAGGAAAAGAGGATGCTGATGTTGATAATGATGGTAAGAAGAATACCAAGAAAGACCAATATCTTTTAAATCGTAGACAAGCAATCTCACAATCAATCTCAACACAAAAAGAAGCAAAAGAAGTTAAGAGATGGTGGGATGATGATGGTGATGGAAAGGGATATGAGGAAGGTGAAGTTTCTGGTAAGTTTAAGAAAAAGAAAAAGGCAGTGAAAGAAGGTTTCTCTAACTGGAGAGAAGATCTTTTTGAGGTAATTGGTGAAGTTAAAATTAAAGGTAAAAGTGGAAATCCAAAAATTGTAGAAAAGCAAATTAATAATAAAGTTAATATCAATCCAAAACTTGATCTTGGAGAAACAGTTGAAGAATTGGGTGGAACTCTTCTTGAGATGGTAGAGATTGATGAGGTAGATTATATTGTTGAAAGTGTTTATGATGAACTTTTAGATGAAGGGTATGAGGAAGATGATATTGAAGAAGCACTCGAATATGCACTAACTGAAGCAACAGTTACTTTTGGTCACGATACTCCAACAGCAAAAAAGAAGGGTGGAAATCTTCTAAAAGCAGTTGGAAGACTTGCAAGACAAAAACTCTCTAGCAAAGTTCGTGGTGCTAAAACAGCAGCAAAACAGGCAGTAGCAACTGGCGCAAGAAAGGTTGCTAAAGGTGCATTAGGTGTTGCTCGTAAGGTGGAAGGTGGTGCTAAAAAATCAACCACCGCAGAAAGAAAACCATCAACATATCGTGGTGCAGGTGCTGGTCAAAAAGAAAGAGTAAGTAGTGGTTCTTATACACCACCTACCAAAAAGAAAGCAGAAAAACCTGCTGATCCTTGGAAGGGAAGTTCTACAGTTCCTCAAAAATCAAAACCAAAACCAAAAGCAGAAAAGCCTGCTGATCCTTGGGAAGGTAGTGCAACAACTCCTGCAAAACCAAAAGCAACAACTAAAAAGGCAGCAGCACCAAAAGCAAAAGCACCTGCTGCAGCATCAACTGCAAAGAAAAAGAAAAAATCAAAGTTAGATAGTTTGCTTGCTGATATTAGAAGTGAGCAAGTTCAGCAAATTGATGAACTTTCCACAAGAAAGATGCTTGCATATAAAAATGCTGCAGAAAAAGACAGGGAAGTTTTAAATAAAAAATGGGACAAAGGAACTGCTACTTATAGAGAAAAGATGAGAGTTCTTGGTCGTGAAGAGGGTGAAGAAAGAGCATCAAGACAAATAAAGAAAAAAACTGGAAAGGACGCTTATAGAATGAATGCACTTGATAAACTAAAAGCAGCGGTTACTAAAGAAGAAACTCAACTTTCTGAAAAAACATTAAGTTCTGCTGAAACTAAAGAAAAGGAAAGAATTGTAAAGTCGATGAAAGATAAGTCGGCAGATTTTGAAAAGAGATATCCTGGTCGTGGTAAGGAAGTGATGTATGCAACCGCCACAAAGATGGCAAAGAAAATTGCAGAGCAGGCAATGGAACTGCAACCAAAGACTCAACCACAACCAAAAGAAAAACCACTTGATACTGCAATTGAAAAGCAAAAATATTCGAATTTGAAAATGGTGCAACAAAAGCAACAACAACTTCAAAGACAAAAACTTAATCTTCAGAGACAAGGAAGACTGCCTTTAGAGGCTGACTAATCTAAATAGGACAGGATACTCTTCATATGGAGGTTATTATGTCTGCATTAATCGCATGGGCAATTGCCAATCAAGCACTTATCGCAACTGTTCTTTTTGCAGTTTCGGAAACACTTGGAGCAAACCCCAAAATCAAAGCTAATGGTATTTTGTCACTTATTCTTATTCAGGCTCAAGCAGCACTGAAGAAGAAAGGTGCTACAGATATCACTCCTTGAGTTAAATCAAATATCAATAGAGACCTCTTTCTGGGGTCTCTATTTTTTATAAATATCTTATAGCAAATAACTTTTACGGAAGAAAGAACATGGCACTCTGGGGAAATAATGACGCTAAAGGTTCCGTTGGAACAGTATCTTTAGATTATGCTACTGGTGTTGTAACTGGTTCAGGAACTACTTTTGGTCAAGTAGGTGCTGCTGCAACTGGTGATGTAATTAGATTTGGTAGCAGAACTGGTACTTATTATGGAGATGCTGTAATCGTTGGTATCGCAAGCACAACTCAACTTTCTATTGGAAGAACATGTGGGTTAAGTGGTGCTGCTATTTCTGGAGTTCAATTTGATATTAGTGAGCTTCCAAAATATACAATTAAAGATAAGAGATACCAGCAATTCTTTACTGATTCAACAGAAACTTCACTCATTGCTACGACATCTGCATCATTGACTGCTGGTATTGGAACCAATATTGTTGCAATCGCTAGTACTTTGGGAATTATTGTTGGAGATACTTTAGTTAGTAGCGGGGTCTCAAAGGTTGTTGCTTCTATTGCATCAACAACTGTCTCCCTTGCTTCTACAATTGCATCTGCAATTTCTTCTGGAAGTCTTATAAATTTTACAAGAGTAACTGGTGGATACGAAGCATCAATTTACGGTGTTGCTGAAGGTGGAATGGATTCTGCTGCAACTACCACATATGAATTAAGTCATGAGGGTTGGGTTGGTATTCAAACTTATATTGATGCAGAGGGTAATCTGAGAGTTAAGAAAGAGACACTTGTTGCAATGTCCGGAATCACTACTGGAAATACTCCTCTGTATGACAGCAATCCATTAGTTTGATAATATATGATTTTTAATGAATTGAATCCTGATAATTTTCTCTTGTTTGCAATTAAACATTATGAAAACCCTCAAGCAGTAACTAGAGAAGATTTTGATAAAGATTTAAATCATTTTAAATATATCAAAAGACTTTTGAAACGGTATAAGAATACAGGTGAGCTCAAAACTCACCTTCTTCTTAATCACTTTATTGTTCTTTATAATATTTTTGGAGAAGCAACAACTCCTATGTTGTTTTTTAAAATTGAAAAAGATCTTTGGTCTGCTATGAAAAGTTTTATTATATTTTTGGGTAGACTCCCAGAATATCCAAAATCTACAATTCATGATATTAAAGTGGATGTTAATTGTCTTTCCGAACTTTATAAAATCTACAATGGATCCCAAGAAACTTGATTGGATTATTTCAATAGTTAGAGAAGAAATGATGGCAGCGGGTGCTGGTGGATTTACTGGTTCTGCAGATCCAAAAGGACCTGTTGCTGGATTTGACCCTGTTATGGGATTGAAAAAAAGAAAAGGTCCTCAAATTAAACTTGCACCAGGTTCCAGAAAAAGGTGGTCAAATAAATAATATTAAATCTATTGAAGTATTTGTTTCGTAATAAAGAAATAATAGACTTCAAAAAAATGTTCAATCAAAATACTTCTGCAGATACTAAAATTGCCGTTTTGGAAGAAAGGCTTTCTTCTTATGAAATCATGATGAAAAAAATTGATGAAGCAATTCAGATAATGGGTAAGACGAGTCAAAATATTAGTAAAATGCTTGCCGTTCATGATGAAAGAATAGAGCAATGTGGAAAAACTGATGATATGATTTCGCGAATGCTCAATGAATTAAAAGATGGAAATAGAGACCAACATGTAGCAGTATCTGAGAGAATTGATAAAATAGAAGTAAAATTGGAAGAGATTATAAAATATCGCTGGATTGTAGTTGGAATTTTTGCTGTATGCACTTTTGCATTTTCTCAGTCTGGAGTTGTTATAGATTTTTTAACCCCAGATAATTCTCAACAAATAACGATTGAAAAAAATAAATAATATTGAGTTTGGCACTTGCTGCCATGAAGACACAAAAGAAACCGTCCATTTATTCTCTACAAAAAATAACAAATTCTGTTATAAAATGGACGGGAATAATGACTTCCCTCTGCCTTGACAAAGCACGATAGTCTGATAGAATACGTAAACAGATTAAAATTTGATTATGGATTTTGTTGATGTTAAGTACATCAATTTGATATCTTCTCGCTTTCAGAAGTTCAAGAAGATAAAGAATAATCTCTACAACTTTCGCTGTCCTATCTGTGGAGATTCTCAGAGAAACAAAAGTAAAGCAAGGGGATATTTGTATCAGGTAAAAAACAATACAAATTATAAATGCCATAATTGTGGTGTTAATATCTCTTTCAATAATTTTCTTAAAGAGATAGATTTAGTAATTCACAAACAATACACGTTTGAAAAATTTAAAGAGGGAAAAACTGGTAAAAACTTTGTTGCAGAAGAACCCGTCTTTAATTTCGAAACTCCAATATTTAAACCAAAACTTGATTTACCAAAAGCATCGGAAAATCCTGATGCTAATGATTATTTGGTAAAAAGAAAAATAAATCCAAATAAATTCTATTACACTGAAAAATTTAAGGAGTGGTCCAACTCTTTAAAGAAAACATTTGATAGTATGAAATATGATGAACCAAGGATTATTATTCCTTTGTTCTATCAAAATACACTTATTGGATTTCAAGGAAGATCCCTTGGTCCAAGCAAGGTTAAATATATCACTGTGATGATTAATGATGATGCACCAAAAATCTATGGTCTCGATGAAGTACAAAAAAATGAAACTGTCTACATCACGGAAGGACCCTTCGATTCAACTTTCATTCGCAACTCAATTGCTCTTTGTGGAGCTGATGGTGATGTTGGTAAGTGGGGTATTAGCAATCGCGTTTGGATTTATGATAACGAACCACGTAATGGAGAAATCCACAACAGAATCGAAAAATGTATTTCAAATGGAGAGAAAGTTGTAATCTGGCCTTCCTCAATAAAAGAGAAGGATATTAATGATATGGTTATTGCTGGACTGAATGTGCAGTCTGTGATAGAATTAAATACTTACTCTGGTTTAGAAGCAAAACTTAAATTTACTACCTGGAAGAAAATATGACCAACGGCACCAAAGTTAAAAAGCGTGATGGACGAATTGAGTCTCTTGACCTAGACAAGATGCACTTGATGGTTGAAGAGGCGTGTAAGGGTCTTGCAGGCGTCTCTGCGAGTCAAGTTGAGATGACATCGGGCATTCAGTTTTATGATGGAATCAGTACTGGAGAGATTCAAGAAATTTTGATTCGTAGTGCTAGTGATTTGATTGATTTGGATCATCCTAACTATCAATATGTTGCTGCTCGTCTGCTCCTTTTTGCAGTTCGTAAGCAACTCTATGGAAAGATGTTGGAACTACCGCATCTAGAGCATCATATCTATGTTTGTGTAAATCAAGAAGTGTATGATAATGAAATCTTTAACAAATATTCTAAAGAAGAAATTGATAAAGTAAATAGTTTTATTGACCATGATCGCGATTTTCTTTTCACCTATGCAGGTCTTCGTCAGGTAGTTGATAAGTATCTTGTGCAGGATAGGAGTGCTGGTGGTGTATATGAAACTCCCCAGTTCATGTATGCAATGATTGCTCTTACTATCTTTGCCGAATATCCAAAAGAAACAAGACTCTCTTACGTCAAGAAGTATTATGACGCAATCTCAAAGCACAAAATCAACATTCCCACACCTATCATGGCAGGAGTGCGAACTCCACTTCGACAATTTGCGAGCTGTGTTCTTGTTGATGTTGATGACTCCCTCGATAGTATCTTTAGTAGCGATATGGCTATTGGTCGCTATGTTGCACAAAGGGCAGGAATCGGTATCAACGCAGGCAGAATCCGTGGCATCAACGCTAAAATCAGAGGCGGAGAAGTTCAGCACACAGGTGTTGTCCCTTTCCTCAAGAAGTTTGAAGCAACTGTCCGATGC